CTGCATTTTTTCTTCGATCTTGCCGTGTAACTCGGAGAGCGCGGCCTTGAATTCGTTTTCAGTTGTCATAATGACTCCGTAAATTCTTTTAAAAATTTTAAGTTTGCGGCTGCGTTTTCTTCAGCCTGTTTTTGCTCTTCACGCTCACCGTGAATCTTTTTCACCGTCACCACAATCTCTGTAGCTTCTTTTTGTGAAAATCCTTTTTGACGTAAAACCTGTTCGACGTCTTTTAATTTTGTAGCGCTTTTTATGCTATCAATATGCGCGTTATTGTCTGCTGGAGTCTCAACAATGGAAATCTCAAACAGATCAATTTCTTTCAGGACACGAACAACGCCATCTTGTTCTGAGTCTCGTACTGCGTAGCCAATCGACATACCACTAATGGCACCATGTTTCAGCAGCGCGGCGGTGTCCTCCGCCACAGAATGCCCCTTGGTTAGCTCACCGGAAACAAAAAGCCCTTTCTCGTCCTCGTAAATCTCAGTAAACTTACCGATGACTGGTCCGTAGTGATTCCAGCGCAGCTGGATAGGTCGATCACGATCCGCGATTGTTCTTTTATACGCACCAGGCTTAATGGTGTCGCCGTATGAATCCAGACCATCAAAAACAGAGGCATACCCGCTAAATTTTAGCGAGTTTTCCGCTCCCATTTTGACCTCGCATTTACCAAGGCTTAGTTCTTTATATTCCATTTGTATCTGCCTGTACTTGTCTGTTCTGAGTGCCAGCGGGAACCAGCGTACCATTTAAATAAATATTATCGCCACCTTCAGCAGGCGAAAGACCCTCTTCTGCGCGGCCCTCGTTCGGCTTGAGCAGTCCGGCGTTCACAGCCTTAGCTTGCGCGTCCAGTCGTGTTGATTTGTCAGCGCGGAGTAGAGAGTCAAAATTAAACTCTATGTCTATGCTTTCCCAATCAGATCGCGGCATCAAATGACGCTTAATGCTTGATTCAATGCGCTCTAGATAGGGCTTTAGGTTTAATTTATAAAACCCCATATTGATCTGTTCAATACCGCTACCCCATGTTGTTCCGCTCGCAGTATCGTTAATCAAAACAGAGGGCACACCATAAAAACGCGCAATATCTTCAATACTGAATCGGCGCGATTCTAGCAGCTCCATATCAACAGGGCTGAGGCTGGTTTGCTGGTAGTTAAATCCAGCCTCTAAAACAAATAACTGAGCCTGATTTCCTGATTGCAAGCCTGCAAAAGATTCCTTGATTTGTTTTCTCTGAGCGTCTGACAATGCTTGGTCAACTGTCAGTACGCCGTTCGTTTTGCCGCCATTGGCCGACAGTTCCGCTGATCTATTGGATTGATCTATTGCCATTCCAATAGTGTTGGACGCATAACCCAGCGTGGAAAGACCGACAATGCCATTGCCAAAAAGTTTTACGTGCCAAATAGTTTCTTCTGCGTAAACCTTGATATTTCCATTAGCTGTGGTGTAGCGGTAAACCTTCGAGCCATCATCGAGAAGATCAACTTCAACCTGTGACGCTGGCAAAGGAAGCAATGAAGTAATCCGGCGCGAAGTGCGCTCTATCACCATGTAGGCATTGCCCCATGTGACTAGATTTAACATTAATTGCTCGATAAACTCTGTGCGCGTCTGGTATCGGTTGGGGCTGTAATTTAGTAGCTTCCATAAATCATAATCAGTGCGCGGGGACTTTACGTTCGTTTCAATATTTCGCGTATAGCACTGGATAGGCATTGCTGCGACAGTTTCAGCAAGCAGGCGAGTAGCCGCCCAGCAAGCGGAGACAGACATGGCCTGATCGAAGGTTACATTCTTTGTTCTAGTAGCTGGCAATGCTGATTGAGTGCCAACATGAACACTATCACCACCGCGACCAAAGCCGAACTTATACCACGCCATTTACAATGTCACCGTTAGCAAGTTGCTGAAATCAACTGTCAATTCGCGCTCCTTTTGAGATCGTCCCAGTGCCATAAGCAAAGCTACTACCCCATCAATTTTATTTTCATCCACTTCTTTACGTGGGTAAACCTCGTCTTTTGCATTGGCTTGAGCGGTCACATTAGACATCATCCAAGTCATAACGGGGTCATTGTTATGATATAACGTACCAGACCTTACCATAGCGTCAAGCATTTTCATAGGCTCACTGAAGTTTGCTACAGATTGCCTAACTTCAACGACCGGAACACCCTCCGCCATTAGCTCAGTAACAAGCATTGTTGCCTGGTGCGGGTCGTATCCCAGCTCGTGAACTTCAAACAGCGAACAGATTTCCAGAATATCCTCTTTAATCTCTGCAAAATCGATAATCTCGCCATCAGTTACCGTAATCCAGCCATCCGAAGCCCATGCCCGGTAGGATTCATTGCCTTCTTCAATTTGTCGTTCAGGAAGGTAGTACTTACCGAATCGAGCGGCAGGCTCATCACCATCACCGGGAATATAAATTTCCAGCGCCGCAATATCGACACGGCTTGCCAAGTCCATTCCTACAAAAGCAGGCCGCCCGTAGTAGTCGGATATTTTCAGATTGTCGTTTCCGCAAGCTCGCCACTTTTCGACATTGAAAAACGATTCACGCGAGCCACACCAGATATTTAAATGCTTTGTCTTAAATGCTGATTGTTTTCGGGCATTGCTCTTAGCATCCGAAAGACGGGCCTCAAGGAAGTCAGCAGAAACGGACACGTCAAAATTAGGGTTTGCTTTTTTCAGCACCTCTATATCTGTCCAGTCGTCGCCCTGATCTATTCCGTAAATCATGGCAAGCTGGCGGTCGTTACGCTCAATGGCTTTTTCTAGCTGCTTCTGCAAGTCAATCTGCATTGAATAACAGGGGCCGGACACGTTAAAACCCGCCGTTGTGATATACAGGGCCAATGGTTGCTCCCTTGCCCCCATGCCTGTGATCATTGTGTCAATCAATCGGCTGTCTTTATGTTCGTGAACCTCGTCAATAATCGCGCACGATGGACTAGAACCGTCCGGCGGATTGCCAATAACAGGTTCCATTTTAGAGCCGTTTTTTTCAATACATAGATTCGACGCATTGACCATGATTCCATAGTGAGAAGTCATGGCCGGATTCTTTCGCGCCATTACCTGCGCCGGAGTGAAGACCTCTTTTGCCTGCCTTTCAGAAGTTGCGCCTGTGTATATCTCTGCGCCATACTCACCATCAGCGCAAAGCATATAAAGTCCGATAGCAGCGGATAAGGCCGACTTGCCGTTTTTCCTTGGCACCAGCAAGAAAGCCTCTCGGTATTTTCTCAACCCATCACGTTTGCGAACCCAGCCGAAAACATTGCAAATAAAGAAAACCTGCCAAGGCTGAAGTATTAAATGCTCCTTTTGGTTCGCCCATTTCCCTTTTGTATGATACTGCAATTCGATAAAACGGCAGGCAGAGAACGCCTTTTGCTCGTCGTATTCATAGGGATAGTCGGGGTCAATGCGCTTTTTCTTGTTCGCTAAGTGCTCTTTACATGCGGCCTGAATGTATTTGTTGGCCGAAACCTCGCCTTCTACGACTTCAACAGCGTAGTTATCGCAAATCTCTGAATAATTCTTATCCATTAAACAGTCTCAAACGGGTTTTTATCATCGTTTTTATCTTGCACAATCTTTGTCCGATCCGATGGCGTCATCCCATACAAGCTGAGCATTTTTGTCAGTTGACCAAGCTCAGCAGCAGTTAAGGCCGGAATAACCGCATCTTTCTCATATTCGCCATAACGGAAGCGCCAGAATAGGATTGTTAGAACTTCCATCGTGGTTCGGTCCGCCTCGCACATAACACCAGGGAACATGATTGAAACGATATAGTCCCACGTCTTCACCTGCAATTCGTTAAAGTGCTCAGGCGCAGGCCCGATGCCTTTGGTAGTCTTCGGTTCCTTTTTGTTTTGCCTTTGTTTGTTTCTATGCGCTGTACCATGAAGCTCTTTAAGTGCTGTTGGCTTTGCTGGATTAGCCATAACGCCCCCTTTTTCTTTGAATGTTATAATGTAACACTTGGATGTTTCAACTGTGCATGTAAAAAACTGGCTACCCACGTCAGTCCCTTGACATTTCCCCGATACTTTGCCAATGCCCCCTCCCTATAAGCCATTTTCAACGCCTCTAGGCTGCGTTCTAGTGACATGTGACTCATAGGCCGCGTTCAATTCATCGCGGCTTAGCGGGCTTTGTATTAGGTCGTGCCAGTACCCTTCAAAACAATGTCTAAATTCATGAGCGATAACATCATCGGCGTAAAAATCTCTTTGTATCGTTATCACGCATGGCACAGAAAGCGGATTAGCCGTTGCTTTTACTCTCTGATCTCCTATGTACAGATTATCATCAGATATGACAACGCGCACCAATAGAGTTCTATCAGTGAACGTTGGTGTGTGAGCGCACCCACTAAGCAATAGAATCAGAATCAGGAGGCGCATATTTTAGCTTCCACTCAATAGCTTGTTCTTTCGTGATGTGCTCGCCACCGTCTAGCAGGCCAGTGAATAGGTACTGGCCGTTTAATACGGTAGGCTTACACGTTGCGCTCATTAACTCATCAGCTACAGATTGATCGCTGATTAGTGTGTATGCGTACACTGGTTGCGGTTCTTCGTATTGTTCTTCCATTATGCGACCCTTAGTAGTTGCTTGACTGATATGCTATCAACGCCTATTGTTGAAACCGTTGTGTTTCTAATAAACAACCTAGTAGCTCCGGATGCTGCCGTGATTAAGTCTTCTTGGAAGGTACCATCTGATACCCTATTAGTGCCTTGCACTCCCTCTAGCTGAATCCTGATGCTTCCTTGCGAGTACTGACTAATATTAATATTTGTTCTGTATTCCGTATTGTACGAAAACCCTATGTCTTGCGTTATATTGTTAAATGCAGGGGTTGAAGAAAACTCAGCAACGCCTCCAGATATTGTTATTGTTGGGTCTGTCAGCGTCCAGTTATCAGGAGAATCAAATCCTCCATTAACAACCAGCTCCTGCCCCAAGTAATCACCATCACTTTGCTTATCAAACAATCCCCAGCCGCCAGATGGGTTTACGAGGGTTCCGTTGTTACTTCCCACACTATCAGCAATAACATTAGAGTTATCATTTATAGACCAGTTGTGTATTAGTGTGCCGTTGTCTGTAATGCGGACGTTTGCGATGATGCCATCAAGCACGAACTCGACAATTGATTTTCTAGCACACAAAAGATCAAGCACAAATGGGGCGCTAGACGTTCCGCTACCTGACTGGCTTCCATTGACAAATATAGTCACGCTGGTGCCTATTTTAACAATACGGACATGGCGCAGGATATTGCTAGTAAATACATCGCCATCTGTAAAAGTCGTGTTGCCTGTGCTATCTCGTGCGAATACGTCGTTCGCGTTTATGAATATGCCATTATTATTATTATCAGCTGAATTTCCCAAAACCATATTAGGAGCTGAAGCGCTGCGAGATAATGCGTCAAACTCAATCTCAAAATCCCCACTCAACGTAACAGGCTGCGCTAATTGCACATACTCCTGTACGCCGTCGAAGAAGTTGAAGTAGCGGGATTGTGCTTCAATTATGGCAGAAACAAGGCCGCGCTTAACAAGACCAGGCTGAACAAGGCCCGCTTCAATCATTCCGCAACCGCCACAATATCAATATTGGTTGACCCTGTAGCTCCTGTAACTGTCAAAAACAGAGTATTGGTCGCGCCGTGTGTGATCTTGTACTGAGAGCCAGAAGCCATGCCTGACCCCTCGTACTGAACAAATGATCCGCTCTCTAGCTGATAGCTTGCAGTAAGAACTGCTCCACCAAGATCGCCAGAAACATGAACAAGCGTAGTGCTGCTATTGTATGTTGTTTTTATTGGCGTATTGCCATTAGAAGTTAAATTATATCCAGCCATTTCTTAAAGCTCCTATATGTTTAGATAGTCGTTATCAACGATTAATACTGGGATTCTAATGCTCACTCGACCAGTTCCAGCTTCTGTTTTTGCAGTGAACCATGCGTCCGTTCGCTCCGGTATCGATGTAAATTTAAAATCAATCTCAACGGTGTTTTCATAGACACTAACCACGTTTGTATTGATTGGAGGTAGCAGCCCAACAGGGTTTCTAACATTCCAAAAAAAATCATTATCCCTTCCCTTTGGCGAGCTGAAGTAGCCACTTAGACCGAATGCTGTATGCCCTTTTGGCACCGTATATAGCGCCATTGATCTAGATTGTGTTCTCTGCTCATACATCATCACAGTTGTTTCCTGTGTCGGAACCCCTGAAATGTGCGTTAGATCGTTTGAAACGTATATGTCGCCGCTTGTCTTATTAACCCCTGCGGTAAATGCCTGGTTAACCCTTAGACCCTGACCAATAACCACCGGACTCTGCCCGTTCAACTGATATGTCCCCGACTGCTCATCATAATTAGAATCAATCCAGCGAATAAAAACAAATCCAGAATCACTGGCATCTGAGCTTGTCAAATACAAATTTGAGGGGGTGTCGCTAAAGGAGTACTGCCCGCCAAGAGGCCATATAAAGTCTTCTGTTGTTGATATAGCCGGGGCGTAGCTGTGTATATATTGAATCCT